CCTTTTTGTCCTTTAACCGATGCACCTTGTTCACCCTTCTGACCCTGTTCACCCTTCTGGCCCTTAACCGATGCACCTTGTTCACCTTTTTGACCTTTCTGTCCCTTAGCACCACCAGGTCCTTCGATGTTCCCTGTCAAGGTCCAGGCGCCGCTCTTGTATTCGTAAACGTCACCATTGTCTGTATCCAGGTACTGGTCACCTTCGTCAGCAGATCCACTTGGAGGACCCGATGCAGATGTCCATTCGCTTCCTGCTTCTCCCTTTTGTCCTTTGTCTCCTTTTTGACCCTTCTGTCCTTTGTCACCAGAGGTTCCTTTCTGACCCGTCTCACCTTTCTGTCCTTTGTCACCAGAGGTTCCTTTCTGACCAGTGTCACCCTTCTGGCCCTTGACAGATGCACCTTGTTCACCCTTCTGGCCCTTGTCTCCTTTAACAGAGGCTCCCTGGTCACCTTTCTGTCCGGTATCTCCTTTCTGACCTTTTACCGAAGCACCTTGTTCCCCCTTCTGTCCCTTTGCTCCAGCGGGTCCTTCAATATTGCCTGTGCTATTCCATGTAGTGCCATTCCATTCGTAGACCTCTCCGTTATCTGTGTCAAGATATTGGTCCCCTGCTTCGCTTCCAGGAGATGTTGGTGCGCCTGATGCTGAACTCCACTGGGAACCTTCTTGGCCTTTCTGACCCTTGTCTCCCTTAGAACCTGTATCTCCTTTCTGACCTTTATCTCCCTTTTGACCTTTGTCACCCTGGTCTCCCTTTTGTCCTTTTACGCTTGCACCTTGTTCTCCCTTCTGGCCTTGTTCTCCTTTTTGACCTTTAACGCTTGCGCCGTCTTGTCCCTTCTGACCCTTGTCGCCTTTGGCTCCTGTAGGCCCTTCGATATTACCTGTGTTTGTCCAAGCCCCAGACTTGTACTCATAGACATCGCCGTTGTCAGTATCAAGGTATTGGTCTCCTTCGACACCAGATATGGCTGGAGCACCAGAAGCAGAGGTCCATTGAGAACCTTCTTGTCCCTTCTGACCTTGTTCTCCTTTTTGTCCCTTCTGACCTTTATCGCCCTTATCTCCAGTAGTACCTTTCTGACCCGTGTCACCTTTCTGACCCGTGTCACCTTTCTGTCCTTTAGAACCAGTGTCACCTTTTTGTCCGGTGTCCCCCTTCTGACCCTTGTCTCCTTTATCTCCAGTAGTACCCTTATCTCCTTGCTCTCCCTTTTGTCCCTTGTCCCCTGTGTTGCCTTTCTGACCTTTCTCACCTTTAGCACCTCCTGGTCCCTCGATGTTTCCAGTACTATTCCATGTGGTTCCGTTCCACTCGTAAACCTCTCCGTTATCCGTGTCTAAGTATTGGTCACCGGCTTCACTACCAGGGGATGTAGGTGCACCAGATGCAGATGTCCATTGAGAGCCTTCCTGTCCCTTTTGACCTTTGTCACCCTTTTGTCCTTTATCTCCTTTGTCGCCTTTTACAGATGCTCCGTCCTGTCCCTTTTGTCCTTTCTCTCCTTTAGCACCGGCGGGTCCTTGTATGTTTCCTGTTTGAACCCAGGCACCCGTCTTATATTCATAGACATCACCGTTGCTTGTATCGAGGTATTGGTCACCTTCGTCAGCAGATCCACTTGGAGGACCCGATGCAGAAGTCCATTCACTACCTCCTTCACCTTTCTGGCCTTTGTCACCCTTCTGGCCTTTATCTCCTTTCTGGCCCTTGTCTCCTTTCTGACCATCATCACCCTTCTGACCATCATCACCCTTCTGTCCTTTAACGGAAGCGCCTTGTTCTCCTTTTTGTCCTTTAGGTCCTTGTATGTTTCCTGTATTAACCCATACGCTACCATCCCACTCATACACATCCCCGTTGTCTGTGTTTAAGTATTGGTCATCTCTGTTTGTTCCTGGGCTTGACGGAACGCCAGATGCTGAGGTCCATTGAGATCCCTGTTGACCGACTTCGCCTTTTTGACCTTTGTCTCCTTTATTTCCCTTCGGGCCAACATCACCTTTGTCGCCGAGTTCACCCTTTTGTCCCTTGTCGCCTTGGTCGCCTTTGTCTCCGGTGTTTCCCTTATCTCCAGTGTCGCCCTTCTGTCCTTTAACAGAGGCACCATCCTGGCCTTTTTGTCCTTTCTCGCCTTTAGGTCCGAGGATACTTCCTGTGGAACTCCATGCACCACTACGATATTCATATACTTGTCCGGTGGTTGTATCTAACCACTGGTCTCCTTCACCGGCAGATCCAGTGGGTACACCTGCGGCAGATGTCCATTCACTACCATCATCTCCCTTTTCGCCTTTAGGTCCTACATCGCCCTTATCGCCGAGTTCGCCTTTTTGTCCTTTGTCGCCTTTAGAGCCGGTATCACCCTTCTGCCCAGTCTCGCCTTTCTCGCCTTTCTCGCCACGGTCACCCTTGTCCCCGGTATCTCCTTTCTGACCTTTGTCTCCCTGGTCTCCTTTAGAGCCAGTATCTCCCTTCTGACCAACCTCGCCTTTCTGGCCCTTGTCGCCATCAATTCCCTTTTGACCCTTTTCTCCTTTAGGACCAGCCGGACCAAGGATACTGCCAGTAGGTGTCCATGCGCCGCCTCTGTATTCATATACTTGGCCAGTAGTTGTGTCCAGCCATTGGTCGCCCTCGTCCGCTGTTCCCGTTGGTGTGCCTGCGGCAGATGTCCACTCGCTACCGTCTTCTCCTTTTTGTCCCTTTGGACCAACGTCTCCCTTATCGCCGAGTTCTCCCTTCTGGCCTTTATCACCAGTAGTACCCTTGTCACCCTGGTCTCCTTTAACACCTATCTCACCTTTCTGACCTTTCTCCCCTTTGTCTCCGTCACTTCCTTTCTGACCCTTGTCTCCCTTAGCACCTGTAGGTCCTTGGATGTTTCCTGTCTGGGACCATGCACCGCTCTTGTATTCCCATACGTTACCTGTATCGGTATCTAAATACTGGTCGCCTTCCTCTTCGTTTCCAGACAGTGTTGGGTCTCCCGATGCGGACTCCCACTCATTTCCTCTTTGGCCTTTCTGGCCTTTATCTCCTTTACTACCAGTGTCTCCTTTACTACCAGTGTCTCCCTTTTGACCCTTGTCGCCCTTGTCACCAGTATCCCCTTTATCGCCTGTTATTCCCTTGGCTCCATCGGTTCCTCGTTCACCTTTCTCACCCTTGTCTCCGGTAGAACCTTTATCTCCAACTTCGCCCTTTTGACCCTTATCACCGGTATTACCTTTAGAGCCTTCTTCACCTTTCTGACCCTTATCACCAGTGTTTCCTTTCTCTCCTACCTCTCCTTTCTGTCCTTTGTCACCAGTGTCACCTTTATCTCCGGTGTCGCCCTTATCTCCAGACTGACCTTTATCCCCGGTAGAGCCCTTGTCTCCGGTGTCTCCTTTGTCTCCGGTACTTCCTTTCTCTCCAGTGTCGCCTTTATCACCAGTGGCTCCTTTGTCGCCGGTGTCGCCTTTGTCTCCAACTTCTCCTTTCTGACCTTTATCGCCGGTGTCTCCCTTAGAGCCTGTGTCACCCTTGTCTCCTTTGTCACCAGTGTCACCCTTGTCTCCGGTAGTTCCTTTTTCTCCGGTATCACCTTTAACTCCTATTTCGCCCTTTTGTCCTTTCTGACCTTTGTCTCCAGCAACACCCTTGTCACCAGTATCGCCTTTGTCCCCTTGGTCTCCCTTGTCACCAGTATCGCCTTTAACGCCTATCTCGCCCTTCTGTCCCTTAGAACCCTTATCGCCAGCAACACCCTTGTCACCAGTCTCTCCTTTTTCTCCCTGATCACCCTTGGCTCCAGTGTCACCTTTCTGTCCGTCATCACCTTTCTGACCGACTTCTCCTTTCTGTCCTTTGTCTCCAGTAATACCTTTGTCACCAGTGTCTCCCTTTTCACCAGTATCACCTTTCTCGCCAGTATCTCCCTTTTGTCCGGTATCACCTTTCTGACCTTTGTCACCTTTGTCTCCAACTTCTCCCTTGCTACCCTTGTCTCCAGTCTCTCCCTTCTGACCTTTGGCTCCGACAAATTGTTTGATTGCTTTGTTGGTTACATTTACCGTAGACTGTTCCGGGACCTGGAAATCAAATGTTTTCCCGTCCTCGGTTGTGATGTCTACGCTAATTGCACCAACCTGGGTTACGTCTATATTTATGCCTTTTTCAGCCATTAGTTTTCTACGATATCTTGTACTACATCAAATGTTCCATACAGCCATGTGCTAACTGTACTGTCCGCTGTTAGTGTTGCTTGTACTCCGTATACATAAGTACCTGCATCCACCTCCATGTTCGTTGAAGTGATTGTAATAGTCAAGACACCTTGGTCAGTTCCAGATATAGAGATGTTGGAACTACTGATAACAAGAGGTCCGTTGTCATACTCACGGACTTCCATCTTGTATGTATAATTAGTAAGGTCAATTCGCTGACCGTCTTTGTCTGAGATGTTTACTTCCAGAACGAACGTGTCTCCTCTACGGCAACAGATGTTAACCTTTGCCGCAGTGTTGAGGTTTACGTTTGAAGATGACCCACACGAACATGGGCTTGATGAGCATGAGCAGGACATTCTATGATACTGTTAGGTTAGTTACTACGTCTTGATCAAGCGGTGGGCGTTGCCCTTGGCGCTGTGCTATAAGTTTACTTTGCGCCAACGCTTGTTTATCTATTCTTTGGTCTTTGCGTTTCTCCGATTCGGCATCAGCCATCATACGGTTACCGCTTTCTATTTGTTGCTCGACTACACCGTACTCTCCTTTCATCTTCTCGATTTGGATTTTGTACTGGTACTCGAGTTCAATCAACTGCGCTTTGACTTGTGCCTCCAACTGAATGCGCTGTGCTTCTATCTGTGCATCCATTTGTTTCTTCTGCATCTCCATCTGTGCTGCCATCTGGGTCTGCTGAGCATTTACCTCCGCTGTTACTTGTGCTTGCTGCTGGGCTTGTTCTTGCTGCTGCTTGATTCGTTTCTTTCTGCGAACAACCAAGAGTCTTTCAGCCTGCTCAACGTCTTTGATTTGACGAATGGCAATCGCATCTTCAAGATCAATTTCTCTTTGTCCAAGTGCAATCTGAATGTTTTGTTCAAGGTATTGTTTATCTGTATCGTTCATCTCGGTAACAACCATAACACCAAAGTTGTACATGGCCAGGTTGTCAAATGAACTTAGAACAGCCATGTTGGTCTCGCCAACAGCGTTCGTATAAACTTTGTAAAGGATACTCTCTGGTGGAATAACCTGTAGACAGCGTACAATATCATCACATACTTTTTTGTACAGAACCATAGCGGCATTCGTAATATCGAATATCGCATTGTTACCTGCAGCCATCGCCATCTGGTTTACACCTACGAGTGCTTCTCCTTTTGGTGTAGAGCCATCCATTACCTCGTTAATACCTGTAGCATCTCTAATCATTCCGAGGTAGTGATTGTATAGCGCTACCAGTTCCTGGATGTTACGAATACGATTTCCGATTTCTCGAACAGGAGGGTTTTGGAATCCTCCTTCTGGATTCTTGCTGCGGTAATAGAACACACCAGTTTGTTCATAGATGTCCTGGATTTCTAACGGTTGTAGTTCTCCGCCACGTCCAAGTTGCACGTTCTCTAATCCTTCAATATCAATGATGAGTCCATCTGGTTTTGCTTTCGCAATAGACTGTTGAAGTTTCAAGTGTGTGATCTGGAGCATGTCGGCAAATCCGATAACAGAGGATACCATTGACTTAGGTATCATTCCACGGATGTTAGTTGCGACAATGCTGTATGATAAACGTGCACGTGAGATATCGTGTACGTTCTTAGGAATGTTCTTCTTAGGTCCGTAGTTGAAGATGTGCTCCGTGCCTGTGATGTACGAACCACCATATACAGTTGCGTTCTTCATGTACACCGCCTCTCTGTTGTATACAGATTGCTGAGGTGCATTGTACTCGTTACCCTTGTAGTAGAAACCAATGTTACCGTATGCTGATTCTTTCTTCTCGTAGATGATGTCATCAACAGACATGTATTCAAAGTCCAGGATTTCAATCTTGTACTCGTCGTATCCTTGACGGTATCTGGTTCCTGGTCTGTCGTAAGTATACCCAGTGGTAGAGAACTGTGTAGGGTTATTACCGTACTTATTCATTACCGTCTTGGCAATCTCCTCATACTGCGCTTCAGTGAACTGGTCACCAGCAATACGCTTCAAGTCCATAATCGTGATGTACTTAAAGTGTCCAGCGTAAGTGAGTTCTGTGAAGTTCGGATCATCCGTGTAGTTGTGGATAAACTTCTTTGGGTCTACATACTCTTCCTTGATTCCGTAGTTAGGGTCGTTGCTTCGTTTAGCAACACCCATACCAAGAGTGGTCAAGTCTTCGACACAACGACGATAGATAGATTGATTGAAGTCGTTCCACTTCAATGTCATCTCAGTAGCAATCTGCGCAGAGATTTCTGCGTCCGTCTTGATGTTAGTGTCCAGGAATATCTCAGTCTCTTCTGGAGTTTCTGGAAGTTGTGATGGGTCTTGTTTTACATTAAGGCCAAGTGACTTAGCCTCTTCAATCATATCGCGATTCTCAATACGCAATACTGTAGCATTCTTTTTCTTGTCCTTCTCTGATTTAGAGAGTGGGTCAATAGCCTCAATCTGTGGGTATGGTTCTTTGGATAGAATCTTGTTTACAACAATCTTTACAAACTTAGGAACGATGGGCACTGGCGTGTAATCCAGTGTTAGTAATGTTCCATCTCCGTTGTTGTTTTCAAGGGAGTTTAATATTTGTCTATAGATTGATGTGTCCTGCGTTCCTTGTGCGTAATCTCTACAGCGCTCGAACTCGCTGTTTCTTCTCCCATACAGAGAGTTTTGATAGTCACTACCAATCCATTGAGCAAACATGGCCTTCGCATATGATAAGCCATATTCTTTAGACATCTTCTCCTGTACCGGTGCTAATGGATCAGGAAAGGATGACTGTCCGTTTTTGTATTCGTTGTCCATACTCAAGATTGCTACTCATGCAAATATACCTCTTATTATCTTCGTATAATTATCTGACCTTTACGGAAGAACTGCTTGCCAGTGAAATCGGTTTTGGGTTTCTCCGGCTTGTGTCCTTGTGCTGCAAGAAGTGCTAATCCACTTGATATAGAAAGGTCATATTTTGTACGGTCGTCTATCTTGAAATTAATCCAATCCTCCAGGGTTCTTTCAAAGTACATCTTACCAAACTCAAGAGTTTCTTCGTTCAGTCCTACGTGTGCGTGTATGTATGATTCAATAGCCTGTGCATGTGCCTGGATAACATCCTGTGAGTTTGACGGTATACCCTTGGTCTTTGTCTTACTGCCGTATGTTGAGGTAAGGTGAGCGGGTCTGTCCAGCAAGAAATGGTCGTAACCCCTTGACTCAAAGTATCTTGCGATTCCATACTTGTTGTTCTCAATCAACACAGGGTACCCATAGAACTTAGCGGCCATCAATATATCTTCATAGAATATCTTAGCCAGGGGAGGTCGTGACGCATACTCTGCTACAAACATATTAGACGGGTAGGTCATGTTGAACTTATTAAAGAAGTGACACGCACCCTTAGACCCACGTCCATCTACAGTGGCATCAATATCATAACTATCGACACCAGCACATCCCAGCCAGTTGTTCTCTGGCTTGGTCTTGTTTCTTAAATCTACTGGGGGCATCCATGCTACTCTCCATCTCCCATTTGGATCTGGACTAAATACAACCTCACTGTCTTGTACTCCGTTTACCCAGTTGAAGTTTCCTACAACAATCGGAGAAGGATACAGGTCTTGATTGTATTCTACTTGTTCGTATATCTTCTGTACATTGAACAAAGAAGCCTTGGCGCTATCTCTAAACGCCTCAGCCTCAGTGAAAGGAAACTGTCTAATTACCTCATTGAGTTCGTAAGAATCTCCTGCCAGTCCTTTTCTTTCATTCTTTAGGTAAGTCTTTGCACCTATGCTTATATACTCACCCTCAAGTCCTATTACTGGTTTCTCTGGGTCATCTATCACAGGCATACCGTACACATCAAAGAACCCTTCCAGTGCATCATACGCTGGTATAAACACACCATACAGACCTGTCTTTGTTCTACCGTTGGCGTTTCTGTCGTTCACATCGCTGGAGTAATACATCTCCCGGTACTGAGTACCCCCTCGGTCCAGTGGGTTTACCGTACTCCCTACTATAGCCTTACCTACAATCTTTCTACCTACAAGCAAACAAGTGCGCTGTATCCTCCAGGCTTCTCGTATATCATTACCCTTCTCCCATTTACCTGCCTCATCCAGATACAGGATGTGTAGTTTCTCACCATCATATGCGTTGTTCGTGGTGTTCTTCCAGTTAATAATTGTGTTAAGCGCCTCTCCTCTGGAAGAAGTTTTGTTCTTCTTGGTAATGCGTTTTGAAGGCTCTCTAAAAGCGAGTTCCATCCTGGGGTTAGTAGTACCATCTTGAATAGGCTTAAAGAAGAAAGGCAGTGACTTATAGATAGGCACCACCTTCTTCATGAATATATTCTCCTGCGCATCTGATCCTGTCTTAGACATGATGCCCAGTAGTTTCTCTTTAACCTGTGTACCCTCGTTTACCAGGACGGCTGCAGACATATTGGTATATCCAGATCGACGACACTTGACGTATATCTGCCCTATACAGCGTGGGTCTGCTATACAGGCTTCAAGGTGTACGAATAGTTCCCGTTGAAAGTCGAGGTACGATGGGTATCCGATATCAATCTTACACCACTGTAGGAAAAAGTAGTGGTTTCCTGTGATGTAGGTAGGTACCCCGTTGTTGTAGAACCATACTCCATTTCTTCTTCTTTTGTATTCTTGACTAATGTATGGGGTGTGTTTCTTTCGGAATGCTTCTGGCATTTCCATCCACTCCTCCATAGAACGTATCCTTCTGAGTTCTTGTGGTAGTTCCTCTCTTACCCAGCGTTGCTCTTCCTTGGGCTTGTCATGGAACAGTATGTCTTTCTTAGCGGGTTTCTTAGGTAACTGTATAGGTAAGTCAAAGTATAGCCTTACATCTCCTTCGGTTTTGTCAGGGCATATATTGACTACAATTTCATCTTCTATTTGTACAAGTCCCGCCATTTTACTATCTTAACACTAAATTAACACCAGGACTATGAAGAAACTATTTCTATTCGTAGTGGTGTGTTTGCTTACATCATGCGCAAGTAGCGCAGGTACAGCGGGTCAAACCTGTGTCTTTGAAGACTGCAATATCGCCGCCGTACACTCACACACTACATACTGGGCTACGTACTAATAATCCCAGTAAATGAAGACTTGACTACTTGGAGTATTGCTCTGCAAATCCTCCGGAGTAGTCTCGTTCTTCTTTGATTTCTCCATCTTGCTTAAGTCCTTTAATGAGTTGCTCAAGTCTTTCTCTTTCAACAATTAGTTCTTTTGCATCGACCGCTGTTTGCTTTATGGATTGCAACTCCGCTTTTCTTTGGGAGCCACTGAGTTCCTGATCCACGGGCTTCTGTATCTCGTTAATCATGTTCTCTATCGCAATCTGCATCGCTTGCATCAAGCGCTCTGCGGTATCAATGTTGTTATACTTCTTCGACTTTGCCATGGATTGATTTCAAATATGTTCTATACAGCCTCTCTCCGTCTACTTCCATCTCGTAGTCAGCGTTCTTTCTAATCAGTACCTTGTCCCCTGGTTCCAAGCCGAGTTCTTCTAACTTAGGTGAAGACCACTTCACGTAACCAAACTTTTCCTCCGGTTCCTCTTTCTTTGGAAGAAGGTATATCACATGGTCTCCGAATTCGTATTCTTCCTCCTCTGGTTCTTCCTGGTCTTCTGGTACAAGGAAAATCCAATCGCTAAGTAACCGAATCTCTCCGGTTCTTTTGCTTTTGAATGCGTAGGCTTGTGTGGATATGGGGTCGCGATTACCATCGTAGTACACTACATAGACGTCATCGTCTGGGTCAATGAACTGACCACGCTTCTTTGTTTCCTCTAACTGAGTTGTCTCATCGGACAACATTAGGTGATTACCCCCAAGTACTACATGGTGATGAAAATACATGGTGTCTCCTACCTCTACCTCTGTTTCATATTTTGCTGGAGTAGCAACGACCTCACCGTCCATGGTTCGGTGATTGAATTCATCAAACTTGGTATCCAAATACATGGTCTCACCATTGATTTGAATGGTGTTCTTTGTTGCATTTGGCACACGAACTAAGAAGTGGCGTAACGATTTCATTCCTGTTTCAGTTCCCCTGTAGGTTTAGTGTCCCATAAATTAACAGCGATAGCAGAACGTAACCCTTTCGTTACATTTGTGACACGGTGTTCAATACCGCCGGCATCAAATATGATTAGCCTGTTGTACTTGGCTTCGATTCGTTCGGGCTCCTGATCCGTTCCTTTTGAGAATATCTCAAGGTACCCGCCCTCTATCTCCATCTGAATAGGGTAGAATACAGTTCCAACAATAGGGCTTGATAGTTCACCTGTCTCTTTCCAAAGGTTCTCGTCCTTATCCAGGTGCATGTTGAGGTAATCTGAACCTGCGTCTGGACCAAACTGTCCAGTCCAGTATTCAAATCCGTCTAATCCTACACGGTGATATGGCGAGTGGTCTCTCCATAGGTAGGTGATTAGTCGTTTCTTTAGTGAGTCCTCTGGTGAATTCCACCATCCGTCCCACCAATAGTAGTTACCGTTGTCGGCAAAGAAGTCTTTCTTGTTATACTCTATCTCCATTAGGAGATTCGTATCCTTTACGAAGTCGTCAATTACAATCATTTGAAATCACAATCATGTTCAATTAATACTGGCATATCATCTATCGTCTTCCAGAGCATGGTGCCCTCGTTCTCGTTATAGATGTATACAAGATAGCGACGAATTCCGTGTTTTACAAAACATCTTTCGTCCAGTACTATTGAGTCAATGATTGAGTCTCCTGCTCTTTGACCTACGTAATAAGCCATGGCATCCTTCGGGTTCTGCCCGATGATGATTTTTCTAATAAGTTCCATTCTATTTATTTAACCAGTAATCAATTGTCCCAGAGTCTGGTCCGTTATCTGGGTTTTGTCTATGTTCTTCAAAGCATTCAGAGACAGTGCTTGACATTAGGTCGAACTCATCTTCCATAGCCATATGCATCCCCGTCATCATCTCGTAACGATCTGGAGATTCATCTGTTTCTGGCACAAACACACCGAAGCACCACAGGGAAAGGAACTGCTCTCTGCCCCCGTACGCTTCCATGATGTCTTCTATCTCGTCTAACTTTAGTCTTATCAGTTGAAAAAATTCTGTTCTGTCTTTGTTAGTCATTAGAAACTGAGGTTTGTTCCAAGATACTCACAAATGAATGAAGAATTTTGTTCGACCGTAGTGTTGTTTGCACCGGCGTATAATCTCAACTGAACGTTATACCCGGCCAGCCCATCGCTATAGTACAGCGTACTGAACTCAGCAGTGTAGGTACCACTCTTTAGTGAGCGGAAAGATTGAGTGAGGTTGGTTGTGTTGCTGACGTCATAGATATAAATCTCAACATCGGTGTTGGTAGTGGCGGCCAGTTGCAACGAGGCAGTCAATCTATAGTATCCCGCCTTCTCGTTAATAAGGATTGAATCCCTTGGGTCACCTGCCCCGTTAGCCAAACCGAGGAAATCATCTGTGTCTGCACCAAACATCACCGAAGAAGTGGCTGGATCAGTAGAACCCGTAGCACCAGAGTCCCCGTATATCTCAGCCATTGTACCCATACTGGTTGTTGAGACCGTACTGATAGTGAATCGTGCGTTTGGTTTAGCGTACAACACCTGTGTCTGAACACCCGTAACACCTGCGGATACCGCTGTAACCAGGTCAGATTGCTCGATGTACTTATATTCGCTTGCAGATTCATCCCAGATCAGGTACTTATCATTGTTAGCAGGGCTCGTAATCTGATTGAGATTCACTGGATCATCTAACTCAACAGTGCTACCAGTGGCTGATAGTGGTGAGTTTGCAGTGATTGCCGCTGTACCAATAGGGTTTGTGTTGAGGTCACGTGTTACGATAACACCAGATGTACTCAACATCAGTGCCTTTGTAAGTGTGGTTGAGGTTGATGGTGTACCAGATATCTTAAGTTCACCTGTAGTTTCTACAGTATCGGTAGATAACTTGAGTGCAGTGTTGTTCCCAGCCCCGTCTTCTACTACCTGTTCGCTTGTAGACGCCTCTGCTGATTCAAGTTTCAACAGCAGGTTGTAGGTGTCCTTAATTTTATTTCCGCTAAGTGATGCCATATGTATTACTTTTACCTAACAAAGATACTCATATGCCGAAAAGTACTGTAAGCCGAAACAAGAAGTTCCGTGAGTTCTCCAAGATTGACAAGAAGTACATCCAGGAGAACCACCTAAAGAACCTACACAAACTGTATATAGATGCAAAGCAGAACTACAACCTGGGTAAAGCCGAGTTGGAGTTTCTAATGTTCATCTATGATCTGGAGTTCTGGACGCTGAGGTATGTAGCGGAGGCTATGGGCAAGAGTAAGAAGAAGTTATCAGACAGAGTTGTGTACCCATTGATGCGTGAGGGATACGTATACAAGCACTTTGATAAACTCACACCAAGCAATACCATGGAAGACCACTTCTTCCGTGATGAGACCAAGATGAATTACAGGGTGCGGTATGCCTTATCCCAGAAGGGCAGGCTGTTAGTTGCCAGGTATTATAGAAAGATGCGGGGTGAAGAGCGTTGGGTTACTTCTTCTTTGCACGACGAGCAGAATCCATAGCCCTATTTGGCTCACCCTTCTCGTGGGTAACCAAACGAAACGGTGCTTCTGGTGATGCTCCTTTGTGTGGTTTGTATGCACCCTTCATTAGAAAGTGACGACCACCCTCTGTCATCCAGTGGTATCCGTCTGGTGCTGGTACCTTAATGCTCTTATTTGTCTTCTTGAGTTTCATCTGCTTGTTAATCTAAGTAAGTAATAGAACCATCTGGGTTCTCTTTGTAGTATAGTCTTCCATAAATCTCTGGAGCAATAACACCTATTGCATCCTGTGCCATCGGCGCAACTCGGCGTAAATCCCACTTGTCGTAATAACTAACGTACTTTCCTTTTTCATCCTCACCGGTGCCTATTGTATAATTACCTAATACACCACCATACATACGGTTTTCGAGGGCGCCACTACCTAAAAATGGTTCGTCGTAGGGAAGGACAGGTGCAAAGTCTTCTGAAGGATTGGGTTGCAGGTTTCGTTTATGTACCATTCTATTTTTTATGTCCCGCTCAGTATACGGTGATCTGAAATAAACCGCTGAGGAATCTGATGACTGTGAGGGTTGATATTCCGAAACCTTGAGTGAACCAATTGCTTCATCACGCACTGGTTGACCCATGGATATATCCAATAAGGCTTGGCGCTCTCTCAACGCTTCGTCACCAAAATCATAAGAGTCTTCTTCTTCCTTACGGCCAAACAATGCGCCTAACACCCTTGGCATAGACTCTTGATAAGAAAAAGGGTTTATACCTGCTGCAAATCGTTTGCGTATTCCCTTAGACCAGCCTTTAGGTTTGAACTTAGGAGCAACGACTTCTACTTCATCAAGGATTACAGGCTCCCCTACAGGTCCGCCTTCCCTGTACTTCTTTACCCTGCTTCTTGGTTTGTCTGTGTTTGGTCTGTATTTTCTCATTTTCCAAACAATGCTGTGAAGTAATCGAATATAGTCTTCTCGTACGGCGCTATCCTGCCTTGTTGTGTGTTGGAGTATGGTCCTTGAATGGGCTCTGCTTCTTCACCAGAGTCTTTATAGTACAGTTTACCATCAATCACCTCGTAAGTCTCCGGGTCAAATATCTCTTCCACTATCTCTGGGTTATTGTATCTGCCCTCATAGAACGGACCTCCCTGGTTCATGCTGCGTAATCGCCCTGGGTCTATGCCTTTCTTCTTCTTTTTAGGGTCTCCTGGTGTGCTTCTATATCTCATTCTACAAATATACTACCTTTGCTGATATGGAATTACTTGTAAAAAGACTATACAGCGAAGATGACTTCACTATTGGAGCGCTGTTTCAAACATCTGGAGAGGAAAGGAAGTTCCTTTGCTTTAC